GTGCGGCGTCGCCCTGGCCTGGCACATAGCCCGGCACAAAGGTGACGATCACGCCGTTTGTGCGTTTGAGATAAAGTTTGCCGTCGGCCACGTTCATCACCAGTTCGCCCAGCGTGACTTGCGCAGCCGTTGGCACAGCCGCCGCCGTGCTGCTGCGCTTATGCAGAATGGCGTTGGCCATGGTTAGAACGCACCGCCGTCCAGCGTGGCCGTTGCACTCATGGCATCGGTAATGCCAAAGCCGGCGAGCGTGGTGGGCTTGGTGGTAATTCCCGACCAGGTGGTGGTGCCTGCAGGGCCTGTGGCTCCTGTTGCACCGGTGGGGCCGGCTACGGTGGAAGCTGCGCCGGTAGCACCAGTCAGACCTTGAATACCTTGTGCACCCGTTGCCCCCGTTGTGCCGCTGGCACCGGTCGCTCCAGTCGGACCCGTGGGCCCCGCTACCGTTGATGCCGCGCCGGTGGCACCGGTAAGACCCTGTATGCCTTGCGCGCCCATAGGCCCGGTAGCGCCGGTAGCGCCAGCAGTACCTGTGGCCCCCGTCAAACCCTGAATGCCCTGCGCGCCGGTTGCACCTGTTGCTCCCGTGGCACCCTTCAACTGGGTCACAACACCCGCGGGCAACGTACCCACGTTGGAGAGGTCACTAGCCGCTTTGGCGGCCAGCGCCGTGGTGATGGTGGCTGCGTAATTGGCGTCTTGACCCAAAGCCGCAGCGAGTTCGGTCAAGGTATCGAGCGCCGCCGGTGCAGCACCTACCACTGCCTGAATCCGCGTGTCGGTTTCAGTCTTGGTATAGGCATCGACTTTCTTGAGATACGTACCGGGACCGGCGATGGCGGTCACCACGTTGCCGGATTCGCCGATAAAGAGGTTGTCGGTGAGTTCTGACCAGGCTAGCTCACCTACCGCCAGCGTGGGCGGTGTGGCGGTGGTGGTCGAGCGTTTGATTTGAATTAGATTGGGCATAGTGTTCTCCGTTTAGAAATAACCAGCGTCCAGCGCCAGCGTTGTGACGTCAGGCATGGCGCCGACAGGACCGACGTTTCCCTGATCGCCCTTTGGACCCTGGGGCCCTGGCACTGTCAGAGATAATTCGATCGTCGTCGCCGCCCAGAGGGGTTCCAGCGTGAGGCTCACTTCACTCATTGGCTGACGTCCGGTACGACCGGCACGATGAAGGTCTCGGTCGAGCGCACGACACCGCCCACTTGCACCTCAACGTCGCAGTAGAGATTGGCCGGCGCGGGGAACGCTGCCGATTGCGCCGGATTAGCGAGCCCCAAATAAAAGCGACCCGGGTTCGCGGTCTGATCCGTATCGATTACAGCGACCAAGGTGGCCGCCAGCGTGCCGGTGCTGGTACGCAGTTGTGAGCGGAACACGTGATTGGAGAGTGAGACGGCCACACCGTTCTCACGGTAGATCCCGGAGAGGGCCAGTGTGTCGCCGCGCTTAAACGGACTCGTTGTCTGATAATTCATTTCAATATCCTTGGACAAAGGCGTCCACTGTCCCGGCGGCAGCTGTGCCGGCGGCACTAAAGCACTGGACGAGTGGACCGGTGGTTGATTTATCCAGCACACGTGCAGTGGTGGCCGACCCGCCATCGCCTTGCAGCGTGAGGTTCACGATGACGATACTTTTCCAACCCGCACCGATGGCGAGACGCGTGCCACCTGTTCCAATGGCGACATTCGGTAGACGTATGGTTTTGTCGGGCACATCGATTTGTGCAATCACACTACCGATCTGGCCCTGCTCTGCGCTTTGCTCGACATCGACCCGAAACTGGTAGGGGATGCCGGCGTCGGCCCAGGCGCGACCGGGGAACGGTACGTAGGCCACATCGGTAGATTTCTTCCAGGTGATCTTCCACGCATAACCAATTACCGATGCCGCAATCGTGATGCTGCCGCTGTCGGTAAAAGTGACACTGCCGATCCACACGATCGGCTGATATTGCGGCAGCAGAAACACAGCCGCTTCATCGGTCCACAGTTGCGCCGCGGCGTTGCCCCACATCCTTGAGGCGTCGATAGCCAATACCGGCGTACTATTGAGCGGGTAGCTCGCGAACACGTTCTCAACCGGTGCGTCGCCCAGATTGCAGGCAATCGCCGTCACCGCCACACTCTCGTTGCCGGTTGTGTCTACCGCCTTGATCAGAATCTGGCCTGCGCCGTAAGGAATGGTGACCAGGTCCCAAGGTGAGACCGATAACAAACCAGTGTGCAGTTCCAGCGCGTCCGCCCACGAACGACTCGCCCCCGGTTGCCAGCGCACGCTATAACCGGCCAGATCAATGTCATCGACCGCGCCCCAGGTGAGCCGTTTGCCATCCAAGCGTAACCACGGCACGTTCGATGGCGGTGCGGTTTTACCCACCACGGCGACCGTCGCTTGTGTCCAGTCCCCGCGCACGCCGATCGAATTGACCGCTCGCACACGCACCTCAACATTGACGCTGTCCTGCACCGGTGCGATCCAAGCGGTGGTGAGGTCGGCTGCAACGATGTCTGCCGGTGACCAGGCCGATTCGTTGGCTATGCGCGACTGCACCTCGATCTGACCCTTTTGCGCGTAGATGTCGGAAGGCGCCGTCCAGCCCACGCGAATACGCGAAATCACCGAACCATCGGCCAGGCGCAATAACTCGGCCGTGCCGCTCGCCAAGGTGAGCCCGGTCACGGTGGGCACACTAAACGGGTCAGGCAGATTCGATTCGGCAATCACGGCCGCTGGCGCTAACACCGCCTGCGTATAAATACTGGCGTTATATTCACGGGCAACGACATACACCTCGTCGTTGTCCTTGATCTCAATTTGCAGGATACGAAAGAGCTTCGCGCTCCAACCCGGCGTCGAGTGCGTGATCGGCACCACATCACCGACCTCGCAGCGCAGGCCTTCCTGAAACGCGGAGAACTTGACGACCAGCCCGTAGCGGCTCTGGTTCAACGTCAGCTGCCCGATGTTCTGCGCGCGGTAACTGTTGGCCGTGAACGGCAGATCAATCTTCGCTTCCAGAATCAGCGCGTTGTCGGTCGCGCGCAACAACGTCGACTCGATCATCGCCAGATCGGGTTGCCACTTCTTGGCCGGGTTATAAAACCCAGCCGTCACCCGGTTGTATTTGACACGCTTGCCGGCCTGACTGATGACCCAGGAGCCAGTGATATTGCTCTCTGTAAATCCGAAGCTCGAGGCGGTGGTCGCGATATCCAGCACCAGCCGATACTTGCCGCCGCTAAAGATCAGCATGCCGCGGCACGCCGTGAGCAAGGCCCGGATGTTGTCGTAGGCCGTCTGATTAGTGTCAACCGTGCCGTCGCACGTGTAGGCCGCATAGTCGGCTTGCGTTAGCGTGTGCGTGCCGACACCGGCGCTTGTGATATCCACGGCAATGCCCGCAAACGCATTAGCCGCACTCGTTGCTAACTGGTAGGCCGTGTCCGTTGACTTGATCGCGTAGTAGGTTGTCGTGGCGGTGAGTGGTGTAGGCAGGGTTGCCACCGTACTTACTTTGATGCCGTCGCCAGTGTCGATTGGCAGCGCCTGCGCAAAGGTCAAGGTATCGCTCGCCGCATCGGCCGTGAAGGTGTCTGAGAAGGCGGGGGACGTAATGCGTGCGTCACAGGCGCTCGCCGCTGCGATAAAACTGACGTCATCCAAGTTGGCAGCAGAAATTCCGCGTCCGTAGAGTGGGTTTGTCAGGTAGTCACGCACCGCTAATGCTGCGTTGTTCGAATAACGTGTCTGCCCATCGCGCGGGTCATAGAGCGTGCGCCCGCGAACATCCGCCGTGATGGTCGGCAGACCCGAGAACGCGTTGCTGTCGTATTTGAGTTTGACGTAGACGTAGGCGCAGTTGGCGAGTTTGCACTCGGTGGTCCATTTCGGCACGGCACTGATTAAATCGCTGTCTGCCGATTCACTGGCAGTGCCCAGGTGCTTATTGACTGTCACCAGACCCGCGAACTTGGCATCGGTCGCGAGCAGATCATCCAAATACACGTTGTCGATCGCGGCCACCGGACCCTCGGCGAGAACCACAACGATGTGCAGATATTCGTTGCTGGCCCCTGACACCTCGATCAGCACCCGCGTGCCGCCAACCCGTCGTCGCCCGTAGATCACGGGAATCGGATCGACGTTGCTCTGCGAGTTGAGGAGGATGCCCTGCGCTTGCGCAGCGGCCACAGCCGACTGAGCGCTCGATGGCCCATTGCTGCCAATCACCGACTGCACAGCGAGGCTTGCCACACCACCGGCCACGAGGCCCGTCGCCCCGCCAATGAAACTGGCTGTGGCAAGTGACGCCCCCAGCACATCGGCAGCCGCTGCCGTGATACCGGACTCGATCACCATGCCCAATACTGCATCGGCCACCACTGCGCCCACGGCCTCCGACACCACCGAGCCGACGATGGCGCCGATCACAATACCGGCCATTACTGGACTACCTTGGCAAAGAGGCGTTCGCTGTCCCGATAACCCAGGTGCTCAAGCAGGCGGCCGAAGTCTTTTTCTTGCTTCACGTGGTAGTAGATCTTCTTCACGCCCTGCGCTCTGAGGCCAATCTCGGCGTAGCGCAACAGTTTCAGCGCCACGCGCCCGACCCGGGCTTCAGGGACCACGTAGACCGCGCTGTTGGCGGCGACCAGTGCCTCGCAGTAATGGATGTGGGTTTGCACGATGAAACT